AATATTCACACTTTTCCGCAAAACAAAAGGCTTAAGAAAATGGGAAGAAAGCCAATTCCGACCGCACGGAAGATCGCCAGCGGAGCTGCGGCCAAAGATCCGAAGCGTATCAATCGCAGGGAGCCGAAACCGCTAGAGGGTGCGCCGAAACGCCCTACGCATTTTGACAGAGTGGCGAGTGCGATGTGGCGCAGACTGGTTTCGTTGTTTGACGAAATGGGAATGTTGAACCAAGCCGACGGCGACATGATGGCGGCGTATTGCGACAACGAATCAGCCTACCGACAAGCGTTGCTGGCTGTTCGCAAGACGGGGCAAGTGCTCGGTAGCGGCACCAAGCTGACGAGGAACCCACATTCAGTTGAGCTTCACAAGTATGCCGACAGGAAGTTGAAGATGCTGGCCGAGATGGGTCTAACGCCATCAAGTCGAACCAAGGTTATGGCAAACCCGAAAGCTGAAGATGATCCATTCGCCGAGTGGCTGAAGGCAAATCGGGAGATGCTAAACTGATCGCATCCAGCACCCACGTCCGACAGCTCGCCGACTACTGTAAGGCAGTAGAGTCTGGTGATGTGATTGCGTCGAGAGCCGTCAAGGCAGCGGTGGCTAGGTTCCGGCGAGACATTGAGCGGCAAGACACCGAGGAGTTCCCGTACAGATTCGACACAAAGCGTGCGGAAGCGTCGTGCGGATTCTTCCCCGTGGCGTTACGACACTCCATCGGCAAGTGGGCGGGCGAGCCGTTCTGTCTAGCTCCTTGGCAGGTGTTCATTATTGCGAATCTGTTCGGATGGAAGCGGCCTGATGGAACTCGGCGATTTAGGCGGGCTCATGTTAGCGTAGGCCGCAAGAACGGGAAAAGTACGCTTGCAGCTGGGATGGCGTTGTCGTTGCTGTACGCTGACGGCGAGGCAGTCGCCCAGGTGTTCGTGGGTGCCACCAAGTTCGATCAGGCCAAGATCATTTTCGACGAAGCCGAACGAATGTTGCGGCAGTCGCCTCACCTGTTGAAGCGGTCGGAGATCCGACGGAACCCGCCTAATATCTTGTCGGAGGGTTCGTACCTACGCCCACTCGGATCTGACAAGGCGTTTGACGGACTCAACCCGCACGCCGTGTTCTTTGACGAACTGCATGAGTGGAAAGAACACCACCGCAAATTCTACGACACAATGACGACGGGCGGGGCATCACGATCCCAACCACTGCAGGTGACGATCACCACATCGGGAGACCAGACATCGCTGATCTGGCGCGAGGAAACAGAGTACTGCAGGGAGGTGGTCAGCGGTGATCACGTAGATGAGGCGATGTTTGTTTTCCTGGCTGAACTTGACCCAGAAGATGACCCGTTTGATGAGTCTCTCTGGGAGAAATCCAACCCGAACATCGGCATCTCAGTGTCTCGCGAATACCTCCAAGAACAGGCACTACAGGCCACCCGAAAGAAAACCGCCCGCAATAAATTCATCCGATACCACGGGAACCGAGAGGTGACATCTATTTCGAGCGTAATCGACCGCGAGAAATGGGACGCGTGCGCCGGCGAGCTGAGCGACTGGAAGACGGCAGAGGTGGTGACCGGTGGCATCGACGTTGGTGGCAGGTCTGACCTCGGAGCCACGGCCTTCTGTGCTCGTTGGAAGGTAGGGCAAAAGACAGTAGAGGTCGACGGTGAGCAACGAGAGGTCACGTTATACCGCTATGAAATCACGAGCCGAAGTTACATAGACACTAAGAGCGAACGAGACACGACACAGCAACCGTGGGCGCAGTGGCTGCATGACGGCAAGCTGACGCAATCCGACTGGCTGCTGCAAGAGCTTGGTGACGACTTTCATGATTACGCCAAAGACGTCGGTGCCAGTGCGTTTGCCTTTGACCCGTGGAATATGACACTTCTATCCGAGCAACTAGAAGAAAAAGGCATGGCTGCAACTGAGATGCCGCAGCGTGCGGCTCAGTACGGCGAACCGATCGAACAATTTCTCGAGGCGCTGGCTGACGGGCGGATTAAACATAGTGGGGATGATGACGTGTTGCGATGGTGCGCCCTAAACTTGGCAGTCAAGCCAGGCTACGGTGGAGGGTGGATGCCCGACCGCAAGACAAGCCGCGATAAAATCGACGCAATTGTCGCCGTTTTAATGGCGTTCAGGATGGCGTATTTTGCCAATGATCGGCCATCTGTTTATAGTCGGCGCGGAGTGATAACGATATGAGTTTAAGGTCCATAATTGCCGGCTTGTTCCGCGGCGCAGCCACGTCGATTGATCCGATTCACCCGCGAGACCCTGCCCTTGCCAAGTTGTTCGGGCTTGGCACTGGCACCTTCTCGGGCGTTGATGTCAACCACGACAAGGTGTTGGCGTTGCCGGCCATCATGCGCGGCGTGTCAATCATCAGCAACGGCATGGCCAAGCTGCCCTTCTACGTGTTCCGCGAGCAAGACGACGGCCATGACTGGGATAAGTCACATCCGAGCTGGACGGTCGTTTCGCGCAAGCCGCATAGAGACATCACGGACGGGACATTTCGCCAGACCTTGAACGCGTGGGCAATGCTTTGGGGGAACGGGTACGCTTATATTGACAGGCCCAACTGGCCACGCGGGCCACTTCAGCTCATTCCAATGTTGCCGGATCGCACTTGGCCGTATCGCGTGACCGAAAGCGGTGAGGTCTCAGCGGATGCTGACAGCAGTGGGATGCTGCGGTATGCAACGCATGTGGGCGGGGAAGTGCGGACGCTGGATGCGTCGGAGGTGCTGCACATTCGTGGGATCGGGCCGAATCCCTACGTAGGATACAACATCGTTGATTTGCTGCGGGAAACGTTTGGTGGGGCAATTGCCAGTCAGGAATTCGGTCATCGGTTCTTTGGTCAGGGTGCCAATCCCGCCGGCTGGGTTGAGATGGGCGGAAGCATGGATGAAGAGGCCGAAGAACGGTTTATGAAGTCGATGAGCAAGGCTATCACCGGCCTCGGCAAGACTCACAAGATCGCACTGCTTGAAGAGGGCGCGAAGTTCCATAAGTGGTCAGTCGATCCAGATGCGGCGCAGTTTCTGGAGACCAAAAGCCTTGACATTCGGCTGCTGGCGATGGCCATCGGTATCAAGGTGCATAAGTTGATTGACGGGGCCAACTCGAGCTATTCATCACTTGAGCAGGCGAACCAGGAGCACAAAGACGACGACTTGATGCCGTGGGTGTGCCGCTGGCGGGAGGAAATGGAAGACAAGCTGCTGACTGAGAAGCAGAAAGAAAGTGGGTCGCACTCGATCGATATTGATGACGAGGCAATGCAGTGGGTTCCATTCCGCGAACGGGCAAGCGGTGTGGTGGAGCTGTACAACAATGGACTGATCGACAAAGACGAGGGACGTCGCAAGGTCAATTTCGGGCCGAGTAAAGTCGACCGCGCCAAGGATTTCAAGACGCCTGCGAATATCGTGTTTGAGGATGACGAGCCCGAGGCAATGACGGTCGCGCCGATGCCGCCGGCACCAGACGAACCAGAGGATGACGCACGGCTGTTGTCTGTGTCGTTGGCATACATGGACCGTATGGCAGTCAGGCTATCGAAGGATGCCCAAACCAAGTCAAAGAGTGCGGAGGCCTTCGATAAATGGCTGACTGCGCTTTCAGCGGAATCGGGACCGCTGCCCCTGCAGCCATCGATCGATCAACTCTACGCCTACGTTCAAACGGAAAGCAAGAACTGCCTGTTGTCGACCGTTACTGATGCCGAACTGGCTGAAGCGGTTGGGGCGGCATCTATCACGTTCACGGATCAAGCAGCCTCGATTGTGGAGAGTAATTTGTCATGAACGAACTAATCCAATTCCTAACCCAACCGCTCGCCATGTTGGTCGAGGCCGCGCAGTCGATTGTGGCTATTGCCCAGGGTGAGAAGCCGCAACGTAGCGCCTTGCGGCATCCCTACGTGAAAATCGATGGAGAGTGGGGGCAGATCAGGGCGACTGCCGACGGGCTTCAAGTTGCCGACACCTCCAACCAATGGGCTGGACTGGACACGATCGGGAGCGGCTCGAAGCTCACTGCGGTTGTGCCCCTATCTGGCGTGTTGAGCATGCATGGTGGTTGGTACAGCACCAGCACTAAGGCATTCGCCAACACGCTCAGTAAGATCGACGCCAGCCCGCAAATCGACGCGATTGTCATCCCGGTTGATTCACCTGGTGGGACTGTCACAGGCGTCACGGAAGCGGCTGACACGTTGCGTGGCATCCGAGACCGCGGCCAAACTAAAACGATCAGCATCGCTGAGCCGCAAATGGCATCGGCGGCGACCTGGATTGCCACGGCGGCGGGGGAGGTGGTCGCAACTCCATCGGGTGAAATGGGTTCGATTGGTGTGATTAGCATGTATCAGGATTGGAGCCAGGCACTCGAAAACGCGGGCGTCAAACTGGACGTAGCACGAACGCCAGCGAAGAAAGCACGGTTTTCCGGGATGGAGCCGATGACCGACGAAATGCGCGAAACGATGGAAGCCCGAAACGTCGAGGCATACGGGGAATTTGTCAAGGCAATGGCGGCGAATCGTGGTGTTACAAAGAGTCGTGTTAGATCGGACTTCGGCCAAGGCGAGATGATGAGCGCGGAAGAGGCCAGAAGTGCGAAACTTGTCGATCGAATTGCCACTTTTGAGGAAGTTCTGGCGGGCATTGGCAAGCCTGGTCGCGCGAAGGGATCACGGCGGGCTGACGACGAGAAACGCCAAGTGGCGGTCGCGGCGGCTCGCGAACGATTACCTGAGATTGAGGCCACTTAGACAATTCCACTTGACAATCTGGAAGGTTACGGCAAAAATTTACATAACAACTCACTAACAGGCGACGACGGTCAAACAGGTTGCGACCCACTCCCTGGAGGTTAAGACTGCCAAACAGGTTGCGGCGGTGCTTACCAACAACGTGTTCACTTTCACACGTTGCCGGTAGGCATCGCCTTTTTTGTTGCGCCCATCCGGCGACCACACGGATGGAGCAAATCAAATGGCAGTTGCAACCAAGGGCAAAACGACCAAAGAACTGCGTGAAGAGCGCGCAAATATCGCCGCGAATGCACGGACCTACCTCGAAGAACATGAGGAAGAGTGGGCCGAGGAGCACGATGCGGTCTACGACGAGATGATCGCCGACACGTCGACTCTCAAGGCGGCAATTGAGCGACGAGACGCCCTCGTCAACGTTGAGCCACCTGAGCAGCCCGACCAGCCAGAGCAACGTGCTGCTGGCTTTGAGATGGAGCCGGGCGAGCGCCCCAATGAACGGGAGCGCCCTGCCGCCAAGCGGATGATCAAGGTTCGCGACGGGTTTGGCTACATTGAGCGACCTGTCGGGGCTCGCGGAACCACGGACTATCAACTCGCCTTCGACCGTGCTCTGAGCAGCGGCGTTCGCGGCCTGACCCCCGAACAGCACGCAGCCCTGCAGTCGGACAATGACCCGCAGGCTGGCTACCTCGTTGCGTCTGAAGAGTTCGCGGCTGGGCTTTTGAAGGACGTGGATGACCTGCTGTTTGTTCGGCGTTTCGCGAACATTCACACCGTCCGCGAAGCAACCAGCCTCGGCATCCGGAAGCGAACCGCGAAGGCAAGTACATTTGGCTGGACCTCGGAGTTGGAGTTGTCCACGGCCGACACGACCCTGGCTTATGGCAAAAAGGTTCTGACTCCCCATCACCTCACCGGAGCGATCAAGGTCAGCCGTGATCTGCTGCGCCGCACGATGGGATCGGTGGCTGGCGTGGTGCAGGGCGAAATGGCCCTTGATGCCGGCGAGACGATGGAGGACGCGTACTTCACCGGAGATGGTTCCCAAAGCCCGCTTGGAGTTTTCACTGCATCGGCAGACGGGATTTCGACAGGCCGTGATGTTTCCACCGGCAACACCACGACCGCAATCGGTGCGGATGGCTTGCGAGAAGCGAAATACACGCTCAAGAGCCAATACCGCAACATGGGTCCGCGGTGGCTGTTCCATCGGGACGGCATCAAGCAGGTCTCAAAGCTGAAGGACGGTGATGGGCAATACCTATGGCGAAACGGCATCACTGAAGGTGATCCCGACATGCTTCTTGGTTATCCCGTGGACGAATCGGAGCGGTCGCCAAATACCTTCACGACCGGTCTCTATGTGGGGCTCTTGGGTGTGTGGCGCTATTACGAGATCGCCGACGCTTTGAACATGGAAGTTCAGGTTCTCACCGAACTGTATGCAGAAACCAACCAGGTTGGCTATATCGGCCGCCTGAAGACAGACGGCATGCCCACTTTGGAGGAGGCATTTGTCAGAGTCACATTAGCGTAGTCGTTTCACGGGTCACGCTCGCCCAACTTCACGAGTCACACCCGCACAACACCACTTTTGAGAGGTCAAAACAATGAGCCGTTCAGCACTTCACTACGGAACGAAATACAGCCGTGGATTGTCCCCAGTGGCGGCCGTGACGGATAACACCGCGTTTGTGTCCGAGATCCTCGACACAGCGAACTGGGACCAAAACGAATTTATCATGATGGTCGGCGAGGTTGCCGATGCCGATGCCACGTTCACGATTCTGTTTGAGGATGGGGACAACTCGGCACTGTCTGACAACGCCGCTGTTGCGGACGCGCAGTTACTCGGCACGGAATCCGGCGCCGCCTTCCTGTTCTCTGATGACAACAAGACGGTCAAGATCGGCTACATCGGCAAGAAGCGGTATATCCGCGTGACGATCACGCCAGCGGGGAACACCGGCGACATCTTTCTGTCTGCTGTCTGGGCTCAGGCGGTCGGCCGAACGCAGCCACAGAGCACGCAAATTAACTAATACGACAACCCGACACGCTGGCCCGGTTTCACGTTCTCAGCCGGGCTGGCGGTTGGTTTTTGGAGGTCTAGGTTATGGCTGCAGAAAACGGACACCACGCCAGTCGGTCTTACCGCGACCAGAACGGCGCATTTCACAATAATAGTGCGGCATTCTTCGACGACAACGAAGTCGACATATCCGACAAGCTCAACTCACTCGGGCTTACTAGCTCTGCCGCATCAGCAGCAGACTCGTTGGCAATGCCGATCACCGCAAGAGTCGTCACGAAAACGACAGGTGGAGACGCAGAGGCGCTGACGCTTGCCGACGGGACTCCAGGTCAGAAGCTCACGATTGTGCTTGTGACAGATGGTGGGGGTGATGGCACGTTGACACCGACCACGGTCACTGGCTTCGCAACCGTCGTGCTTGCAGACGCGGGAGATTCGGTCACGCTCGAGTTCGTTGACTCAACAGTTGGCTGGATCATCACAGGCGCGTCTGGCGTGGCAGCACCGCCAGCCATCACTGTGTAACACGGAGTTCGCATGAGCTACGCCCAAAGGCACGCAGTTACGCTCACGACGATCGCGGACGGCTCGGTCACGGGCTATACGCCGGTTGTCACCGGCCGAATCTCGCAGTTGCGATACGTCAAGACGGACTTTGCTGATGGCGTGGACTTCACGATCACTGTGGAAGGCACGGGCGAAACTGTTTGGACTGACACGAACATCAATGCATCGGAAACGGTTGCACCGCGGCAGGCAACCCACGACACGGCAGGAGATGCGTCATTGTACGCCGCAGCTGGGGAACCAGTTGAAGACTATATCGCGGTCGCAGATGACCGAATCAAGATTGTCGTTGCATCGGGCGGCGACACAAAAACCGGAGTTATTCATGTGGTGCTCGTCTAATGCTAATCGACATGAAAGCAATTGCGGCTGGTCCACCCGGAACGCTGAATGCGAAACCAGGTGACCAGGTAAACGTTACGCAAAAGCTGGCAAAATTATTGCTTCAGGGCGGCTTCGGCACGCGACCTAAGCCGGCTGAGACAACCGCCTCAAGCACCGACGAGCCCGAGGATTAGCAGTGTGGGACTTTCGCTTGTCACCGATGCAACGCAAGAGCCTGTCACGCTTAGTCAAGCAAAAGACCAAGTGCTCGTAGCTGCGTCGATTACTGCGCACGACCCAATTCTCCAGAATCTAATCAAGCGGGCACGCAAAGCGTCTGAACGATTGACGCGGCGAGCGTGGCTGACGCAGACCTGGAGGCTCACACTACAGCGATTCCCGGCCGGACGGTGCATCGAGATCCCCCGCCCTCCACTGGCATCCGTCACAAGCATCACCTACGTCGACTCGTCAAATGCATCGCAGACATTGGACTCGGGTGATTACAACGTACGGACCAATTCCAGCCCCGGACTCGTGGCACTTGCTCCAACCGTGTCCTGGCCGACGACCCACACAGAAGATCCCGAAGCGGTCACAGTCACTTATGTCGCGGGAGATACGACAGTGACAGCCGTGCCGGCCGAGGCGAAACAGGCGATCTTGGCGCTAATTGACTATTGGTTTCTCAATCGCGACAAGGCCGACATTCCAGACTTCATCTGTGATTTACTTTCCGGTCTCCACTGTGGCGTTAAGTTCGGCGCGTACGGGGTGACGGCATGAAAACCACACAACCGCTTAAGCGGCACATTGGTGACATCATGCGTCCGTCCACGACGCTCGACAGCCGCGGGCAACTCACGGGAAGCGACACGACGGTGGCAACTGGCGTGTATTTCTCCCTGAAGCCTTTGAACGGACGTGAGCGCGAGATAGCGCGACAGGAATTTGCAGATGCCAGTGTGCTCGTCACGATGCACATCGATCTGGATTGGTCGTTGACGACGAAAGACAAAATTATACGACGGAGCGGCCCACATTCAGGGCGAGCGCTCAACATTGGGTTCATCCGAGACGACGAGACGTTCGGCTTGGACACAGAGATCGTGTGCGGTGAGGGGGATTTAAGCAATGGCTGATGGCATCGACATTGCCGACCTTGAACGCCAGATCCTCCGCACGGGAAAGAAGCTCGATGTGATGGAGGCTAAGGTGCAAAAGAAGATCCTTCGTAAGTCGATCAGGGCTGCCGCGGCTCCGTTCGTCAAGGGGCTCCGCACCAACGCCCCGAGCGACGAGAAAGACCTGAAAAGAACAATGGGGCTCCAGGTCACGACGGACGCATCTAGGGGGCTCGTTATCGCGATGGCGGGTCAGTCGAAGGCTAAGCGTAAACGGCGCGGAGCCGTTCAGATCCACGTTGTTGACCAGGACACAAAACCGCACTCGATCACTGGATCATTTATGTCGCGATCTGGCGAGTTGATCAAAGGCACGTTTCAGCACCCAGGAACACGAGGCGACGAGTTTGTGGAACGCACGGCGAAACAGAAGCAAGCCGAATCGCTACGGATCTTCGCCGCAAAGACAGCTGCTGAAGTGGAAGCGGAGGCAGGAAAAGTCTGATGGCTAGTATCGGTGAATCATTCAGAACGTACATCCTGACCAAGACGGCAATCACGGACATTGTGTCGACTCGTGTGTATCAAAACAAAGTACCACAAGGTCAGGCATTGCCATACCTGTGGTTCCGACGTGGAACAACCGACGATTCAGAGGGTTTGACGCTGGACAAGTCGCAGGGCGGAAGTGAACAGTTTCGCGAAACGTTTGACGTCGAGTGTGTCGGTGATGAGACAGCCCTAGATAACGTTGAGCTGCTGGCCGATGCGATCAAAGCCCTAAACACTGAGACGGGCACATTCGGTGATGGCACGGTGCAAGGACTATTCGTGGACGATCATTCAGACAATTACCAACCAACCAACGACAACGGCGACGAGGGGCGGCATATAGCCACCGCTGAAGTTCAAGTTGTTGGATACGAGGAGTGACATTATGGCTGCAACAAACGTCGCATTGGGAACATTGGTGCGGGTGGACCACGATGGTGGCACTTCGTACGCGACGGTCGGCCGCGTCAAGGGCATGACCCCTGTTGGCCAACAAGGAACCGAGGCGGATGGTAAGGAGCTTGATGACACGCTGGATGTTCCGATTCCAGGTATTGAGGGGCCGAGCGAGTTTACTTTCACGCAATACTGGTATCCCGGTGACACCGCTGGCACAAAGTTTGACACGTCATTCACAAACCGTCACTTAGCCTCCGGGAGTGGCGGCGGTGTGATCGGAGTGCAGCTGGCATACCCGCACGATGGCATCGCCTCGACTGACGACATGCCAACTCAGGTCTTTGACGCGCGTGTGATTTCAATCGGGCACACGACCCAAGACGAACCCAACAGCGTGTTTATGCGAGACATCACTTTGCGCCGAATCACGGCGATTACAGAGTCCACCTACACCGTGCCATAAACAGGAGGGTCGCAGGTGCCATTCGTTGATTTTTCATCGATTAAATCGCGAGAGTCGCATCGTATCGTTCCTGTCCCAAGCTGGGGTGGCGATGTCCGCTTAAATAAGCCCAGCGCGTTGATATTGCTGCCGATCGTTCAGATGCAGGAGAAGTATCAGCGTGACGACGATGGCCGATTTACCAGTGACGTAGAGGCAATTGAGTTCGCGACTGAACTGCTATCCAAGATGATCGCCAATGAAGAGAGCGAGTTGCAGTTTGACAGCGTAGATGGCAAGGCACGGCTAGGACGTGACTTTGCCGCCATACAGTCACTAATTGAAGAGGCAACGGACCTGTGCGGGTTGGGTGAAGATGCCGCAAAAAAAAACAACGGGTCGCCTCCCTGACATTTGCGTTCGACCTGTGCGAAAAGCTCGGCTGGCCGCATCCCGATTACCTGCTGGGATGCCTTGACTGGAGTCAGTTTTCAGATTGGATCACGCACTACACCGAGGACGACGACCCGCACGGGCCAGAACTAGAGGCCCTGATGTTTAAGATACAGGACGCAGAACGTGGCCAAGAAAACAATCTCGACGCTGAATATCAAAGTCACGGCCAGCTCTGAAGGCGTGCGCAAGGGTCTAGGGAAGGCGAAGGGGGATCTAAAGGGCTTTAAGACTGGCGCAGCGACTGCAATGAAGGGTATTGCTGCTGCTGCTGCTGTCGCCGCCGCCGCGGTCGCGGCCATCGGTCTCGCCGCCAAGAAAGCCTTGGCAAAGATGCTGGAGGCCGCTTCCGGCTTTGATGAGTTGGTGAAACGCGCCAGGGCGCTCAATATCGAAGTTGAGCAGCTCGAAGCCGTTTCTTTGCTCGCCGAGTTCAGCGGAGCTGATGCGGGTAAAGCGGGGCAGGCGATGGAGCGTCTAACGATCTCCATTGGTGACGCCACTCGTGGCACAGGCGAAGCTGCCGACGCATTCAAGAAGCTAGGGCTGAACGTCGATACACTGAAGGCCCAGAGCGTCGTTGATTCGATGGAGGATATCGGCAAGGCCTTGCAGTCGGTTGGTACGCGTGCTGAGCAACTGGACATCCTGAGCGCATTGGTTGGCAGTCGCCAGGCTGGGTCGCTCATCAACACATTCGATGCGATGGCAGGCGGGTTGGGTGGCATCCGCGACGTAATGGATTCAATTGGCCTGTCTCTCACGAAAGTCCAGAGCGACAATATTGAGGAAATGAATGACGCGATCACTCTCGCGAAGAAATCCAGCGAGGCGTTCTGGCGTCAACTCGTGGCTGAATTGGCGCCATCAATCACTCAGGTTGCCCTCGCCTCGGCAGAGTTCATGGCGGAACTTACGCCATTCGTCCCGGCGATCGCTCGCACGATCGAAGGCGTCGTCAAGCTCTCGGCTGCGATGAGTCCTCTATTGTGGGTGATTAAGGGGACGGTTAAGGCTGCCAAGAATCTCGGTCTGATCGTCGACAAAGAGGTTGCCGAGAAGTTCAAGGCAGCAAGGGCGCCGGTCGACACCGCCACAGCGGCAATCGCCAAGACAGTGGAGGTCGTTGACGAACTGAAGGAATCAATGCATGACGCCTTTGATCCGGACAAGGTTGCTCGGCTGCGCGAAGAACTGGAGGGCCTTTCAGATGTCACAGCACCTGGATTCCAGCACGGTAGCACTTTTGGAGGCGTCAAGGGGTCAGCAGGCGGTATGGCGGCTGTGAATGCGGCGGCCCGCAATCGCAATCAGCAAATGAGAGAGGAACGCAAGTTCAGGGTTGAACAAGCCAAACTCGACCGCAAGCGAAACGAACTTATTAAGGAATTGCTCCTCGAAAGCCTGAAGCCTCCTCCAGAACCCGTCAAAGTCAAAAAAACCACCATCGTAGGATAATCATGGCGGTAATTCCGGAAACTGTACAAATGGCGTGGGCAGGTTCCACGGGTTCTATTGACCGTGATGGGCCGGTTGAATACACGGCCGTCTGGCATCTGCAGGTAGATACCGCATTCGACCAAGCCCAGAACATTATCATCTGGTGGCAACTCAATAAATTCGGTCTAGCCTTTCCGTACGCGTACGCTAACGACACTTTCGGCAGTCTCGCAACGTGCGAGAACATCAGCGCAGTACGAAAACCAGAAACGACGGACTGGTGGAATGTCGTAGTTCGCTACTCTCGCGAGTCTGACGACGCCAGACAGACAACAGACGATAAGACGACAACGAGCCCTCTCGAATATCGACCGATCATCCGAGCGAGTTCCAATGCTGTCACCAAGCCAGGCGATCAGTTGCATTACCTTGGCGGATACTCGGCAAGGATTTCGTCAAAGATCACTACGGGTGTGGAGGTTGGCGACCCAACGATACCAGTCAGTTCCAACCTGAAGCCCTTCGACCCGTTCCCCGAGGTCGACACGTTTCGCTGGTGGATATCAGTGGAACAAAACCTTGAGACCTTTGACGGAAACAAGTCGTATGTCGGATTCACTAACGGCGAAGAGTTCTCGGTTGACTATAAAGGCCTGACGATCGGGCCAATCGTACCAGCACAAGCAAAGATTCGCGATTGTGAAGTCGAGTTCACTCGCGAGAATACGGTGGACTTCTGGAAGGTCCGATATTATTTCGAGATCCTCCCGGACGGTGAAGATTTTCTGTTCAGGATTCCCGACATTGGCATGGACTCGATCGCTTGCGATGGCGATCCCGATCTGCACGGTGGTGCTATCGGCGATGCTGGACAGGGTGGAACGCCTGTTATCTCAGGTCGCGCACCGGCGGTTGCCCTTATTGACCCGCACGGTATGCCGATCAGAGCGCCAGCGCTTTTGGATGGCGACGGACACGCACTAGATGTCTGCGGGGCGTTCACACCCATCTACAGCACGTGGTGGGAGGGCAAGGAAGTCACGTTTCAAGATGTGCCGGTGATCAAGGAGATTCTTTCCTGATGGCTGGCGAAGGCTTCCATGCATTCGACGAGAGCAGCGCAAAGAAGATCGCATCGGCGGTTACTCGGCTGAAGTACCAGCAAGAGAATCTTCACAAGCAGATCCGCAACCTACAGAGTCGAGCTGACCAGAACGCCGTCCAGTGTCGAACCGGGATCACGGCAGCAACTGCCGAGCATCCAACATATCCAACGGCAGGCTGTCAATTGCCTTTCAGGATCTACGACCTGGAATTCGACGACAGTGTGACGGGCTCTTGTCCAACAACCGACAAGCGAGCGTGGACGTCCGAAGAACTTGGGAGGACGATCAACGGGCAGTACATACCAATAGACACGGAGATTGTGTATGTCGAGGTTCCCACACCCGACGGCAAGCGCTTCTGGATCATCCCCGACTTGATGGTTGGCACGGTCCTGTTCAAGCTACTTGAGGACCGCAGCCGGGAGAAGGACGCGGCCGGAAAGGCCTTTGGGCGCGCCGATGCAATTGTTGAAGCGATTATTGGCGATGTCCCGGTCGAGGTGGGCGATACGATCGAAGTGATTTTCGGCGACAAACGATGGCTAGGCGCCGTCAAGGACTGCGAGGGAATCGCCGACTATTACAACGACGACGGGGACAAGTGGATCGTCAAGGAGTGCCAGGAACTAGAAGCAAGCTACTGGTTTGTGACTTCCGCCTCGCGCAGTCCTGATTACGTGGATGAAGACATCCTTGTCGCGATCTCAAAGCATATCGGTCATGCCAATGCGGACTTCCCCGCCGATCAATGGACGCCGGCCGGCGATAACGATCCTTTGAAAGTTCGGTTCTATGGTTCGACTTTTCCATATGCTTTCGCTGGCGCCGTGGGGTTCGCCACGCTCGACGTGGACATCGCGAACGAGACCGACAATTCGACGATGCGGTATTACGTCGTTCAGTGCGACCAAGGGTCGATCTTAAACGAAGTAGAACACGAGGAGTTTTGCCCTGGCGGATCGCCAGCGGTGTCCCAGCATTCACCGGCTGGCTGGTATCCATTCGGGCAGCGGTGGCCGTCGATTCAATCAGTTCACGATCGGATGGACCTAGCGTCCAAGAACGGCGGAACGGGTTGGACGACATACAGCCACGCACTCAGGAAGCACGTCATCA